AGTTGTAGATATGGATGCTAGTGCTTATGGTTGGTTCCAAACTTATGGACCAGCAGCAGTATTAACTGAAGGCACAGTTGTATTAGGTCACAATGTTATGAGATCAGACACAACAGCAGGAGCAGTTGAGCCATCTTCAGGATCAACACTTGATATTGTTGGTACATGTATGTTGGTTGATGTAACCACTGACTACTCATTAATTAAGCTCAATATATAAGTAGGAGTAAATTATGGCTGATGTAGTAACATCACAAACCATTCAAGACGGGCAACGCAAGGCTGTTATGAAATTCACCAATGTCAGCGATGGCAGTGGTGAATCAGCAGTTAAAAAAGTTGATGTATCGGCTTTAAATTCAAATGCAGCAGGAACAGCCTGTTCAACAGTATCAATTGCAAAAGTTTGGTGGGCAACCACAGGCATGAGCGTAAAAATTGATTTTGATGCTTCAACCAATGTACTAGCTGTTAGTCTGCCTGCTGATTCTACAGGTGATGAGTATTACGATGATTTTTCAGGCATACCAAATAATGCTAGTAGTCCTACAGGTGATCTTGATTTCACCACACTGGGTCATTCAAGTGGTGATACTTATGTCATTATTCTTGAATTAATTAAAAACTATGGATAGATGGCAACATCAAACAGTAAAAACTTTGAGCCTGATGTAGGTGAATTTGTAGAAGAAGCCTTTGAGCGATGTGGTTTAGAGCTTCGCACAGGTTACGATCTTAAAACAGCACAAAGAAGTCTTAATCTTCTGTTGGCAGAATGGGCTAACAGAGGATTAAACCAGTGGACTATTACTCAAAAGACTGTAGCTATGGTTACAGATACTACCTCTTACAACATAGATACGACTAATAGCACTGCACCCATTGATGTTTTAGATGCCCATGTAAGAGAAACCATTGGCTCAGATGTAACTGATATTGCTATGGCTAGAATTAGTCGATCTCAATACTCAGCCATACCAAACAAAGCACAAACAGGTAAGCCTAATCAATTTTTTGTTGACAAGCAGTTGTCTCCAACTATAAGTGTTTATCCAACGCCTGATAAATCTTCTACCTATACTGTATATATGAATGTTCTGACACGCATGGATGATGCTGATGTTGGTGCTGATACAATGGATATGCCTTATCGTTTCTATCCATGTTTAGCAGCAGGTCTTGCATATTACATATCTTTAAAAAAAGCACCTGAAAGAACGCCCATGTTAAAACAGTTGTATGAAGAAGAATTTTTGCGTGCTATGTCACAAGATGAAGAAAGAGCTTCGTTTCGTGTTAGCCCTGATCTAAGGAGTTATAATTCAGCCTAATGTCTGCTTTTGCCAGTAATAAAAATGCCTATGGCATTTGTGATGTCAGTGGATTTCGTTACAAATTAAAAGATATGAAACAAACTTGGAATGGCTTATTGGTAGGACCTGACCAGTTTGATCCTAAACACCCACAGATAGAGCCAAGAACAGTGGCAACTGATCCTCAAGCGTTACAAAACCCAAGACCTGATACAGCAGACGATAATAATTTTTTTACTGTTTATACCAATGTTGGTTTGGGTAAATTAGGCAAACAATTAACCACTTATGAGATAACTTGTAGTGTTGGTTCTGTTACTATTACAACAACATGAGTTTTACATACGCAACATTAAAAACAGCAATAGGAGATTATTTAGAATCTGCTGAGACTACTTTTACAACAAATTTACCTACTTTCATTAAAGAGTCTGAAAATAGGATTTTAAAATTTGTTGAATTGCCTGAACAAAGAAAGAATGTGCAAGGTCAAACTACTGCCGATACAAGATTTTTAGCTTGTCCTACTGATTTTTTGGCTCCTATGAGTCTAGCTATTGTATCTAGCAACACTTACACTTATCTTGATTTAAAACACGCTTCTTTCTTAAAAGAGTACAGCCCAACAACAACTGTTACAGGTCAACCAAAATATTACTCAATTTTCAGCCAAGACTCTTTTTCTCTTGCACCTGTACCTGATGCAATTTATACAGTAGAATTACATTACTTATATAAACCATCTTCTTTAACAAGTGGTAGTGACAGTGGAACGACAGTTCTTAGTACAGATTATCCTGATGCTTTACTCTATGGAAGTTTAGTTGAAGGTGCAATTTTTCTCAAAGAGACTCCTGATGTCATTGCTCAGTTTGAAGCAAGATTCAAAGAGGCAATCATGAGAATGAAAAACTTATCAGAAGGTAGAGATACTAGAGATGAATACAGATACGATAGCCTACGCTCAGTAGTATCGTAATGAAACCAATCAAATCGCTCAAGGGCAAGAGAGTTGCCTTGTTAGGTCTTGGCATATCACAAATAGATTATGTGATTGGCAAAGAAAATGGTAAAGAATGGGATGAGGTTTGGGGTATTAACTCAGCGTGTAGTGTTTTTAACTTAGATCGTTTGTTTATGATGGACCCTGCTAGTCGATTTTTAGATAGTGATGATGCAGGCAAACAAACTTTGGTTATGCGTAAGATGTTAGCTGAGCTAAAAATACCTGTTTACACTTGTGAATTAGATAAAAGAGTACCAAAAGCCACTCTTTTTCCAATTGAAGAGGTTGCTAACGCTACCCAGTGTGCATACTTTAACAACACAGTAGCCTATGCTTTAGGTTTTGCTATGTGGAATGAAGTAGAGTCCATTGATCTATTTGGTATAGATTTTTCTTACAGAAACGACTTACATTTTGCAGAAGCAGGCAGAGCTTGTGTTGAATTTTGGCTATCTAAAATGATGGATCATGGCATCACAGTAGGTGTTAGCCCTAGATCAACAGTCTTAGATGCTGATGTACCACCCACAGAAAAGCTCTATGGCTATCATCGTTTAGAGAAACCTTTTGTGACTGTTATTCATGGCAACAAATGGATTATCAAACCTCATGATGAGGTAGATACTGAACTAGCAAAAAATGGATTGACCTTGCAAGAACATGAATTACCACCTGAACCTTATAAAGGATAATGTCAGAAAGTTTTATACAATTAGGTCAAGTAGAGGTTCACACCACAGAAAACAAAGGTCATGATCCTGAATTTTGGGCAAAAATAGCTACTGAAAAGATAGTTGATATTTCAGAAAATGCACCTGAACATGTAAGGTTGCAAGCTGAGGCTTTCAAAAATCACATTTATAGTATAATCTTAGCTAATATAAACAGTGCGATAGAATCTAAAAAGGTTACTATGGTTGGTTTATTAGTTAAACAAGGTCATGAAGACATGGCTAAGATTATAAAGGAGCTATAAATGGCAATTACATCAGCAATATGTTCAAGTTTTAAACAACAAATTCTTGTTGAAGGACACAATTTAACCAATGGTTCAGATTCTATTAAGTTAGCACTCTACACATCATCAGCAACTTTGGGTGCAGGTACAACTGTATATGTAACCACAGGACAAGTTACAGGTACTAACTATAGTGCAGGTGGATCAGCATTAACAAATGTTACTCCTGCTTTGTCAGGAACTACTGCTGTGTGTGATTTTGCAGATTTAACTTTTGGTACAGCTACAGTCACAGCTAGAGGTTGTTTACTGTATAACAATACCAATGGTAATAAAGCATTATGTGCAATTGACTTTGGTGGAGATAAAACTTCAACAGCAGGTGATTTTACTGTTGTTTTCCCTAGTGCGACTGCAACAGGTGCGATTATTCGTTTGGCGTAAATTTTAAAGTTTATGGTAAACTTTTATGACAATAAAAGAGTTTACTTATGCCTTTAGCAAAATTTAATTTTAAAGCAGGAATTAATAAAGAAGAAACTGACTATTCAGAAGAGGGTGGTTATGTCGATGGTAATTTCATTCGTTTTAGAAGAAGCCGACCTGAAAAAATAGGTGGTTGGTTAAAAGCTAGTTCTGATGCTTTTTTGGGTATAGCTAGAGCATTACATCAATGGGTTAGTCTTGGTGGCACAAAATATCTTGGTTTGGGAACCACATTAAAATATTATGTTGAAAGAGGTAGTGTTTATAATGATATTACGCCTATTAGAAAAACTAGCACCAACTCAATAACTTTTAGTGCAACCAATGGCTCTGCCACTATTACTGCCACTGATTCTAGTCATGGTGCTGTTATAGGTGATTTTGTTACTATCAGTGGAGCAGTTTCTTTGGGTGGTTTAATTACAGCATCAGTTTTAAACACTGAACATCAAATTGTGACTGTGCCAACAGCTAATACTTACACTTTTGTAGCATCAGCTACAGCAAACTCTAGTGATTCAGGCAATGGTGGATCGGGTGTAGATGGTTTGTATCAAATTAATGTTGGTTTAGATGACTATGTACAAAACACAGGCTTTGGTTCAGGAGCTTGGGGTGTTGGTACATGGAGTGCTGAGAATACTTTGAGTGTTACAAATCAATTGCGTTTATGGTCACACGATAACTTTGGTGAAAACTTATTAATTAATGTTCGTGGTGGTGGTATCTATTTGTGGACAGAAAACGATGGTTTAACCACTAGGGCTGTGGCTTTATCAGGCACATCAGGAGCAGACAAAGCTCCTACAGTAGGCTTACAAGTCTTAGTCTCAGAAACAGACAGACATGCAATTGTATTAGGTGCTGATCCTATAACTGATGGCAGTCGTACAGGTGTGGTTGATCCTATGTTAATTGCTTTTTCTGATTCAGAAAGTGCAATTGATTGGAACCCTACCAATACCAATTCAGCAGGATCGTTGCGTTTATCAAGTGGTTCACAGATCGTAGGTGGTATTAAAGCAAGACAAGAAGTGTTGGTTTGGACTGATACCAGTATCTACAGTATGCGTTTTATAGGTGCTCCATTGGTCTTTTCAGTTAATTTAATTAACGAAGGAGCAGGATTGTTAGGACCTAAAGCCTTTGTCAATGCACCAAGTGGTGTATTTTTTATGAGCAAACAAGGATTTTACTTCTACAATGGTGCTGTTCAAAAAATACCATGTACAGTGCAAGAATATGTTTTTTCTGACCTTGATTTATCACAGTCTTACAAATGTCATGTAGCCTTAAATTCAGAGTTCTCAGAAGTTTGGTTCTTTTATCCATCCATTGAAGATGATACAAGAGAAATTTCAAGATACGCTATTTACAACTATGAAGAAAACTTATGGTCAATTGGCTCACTGGTGCGACATGCTTGGATTGATGGTGGCATACAAAATAATCCACAAGCCACTGGTGTATCGTCAAGTTCTTACTATCTATACAATCATGAGTTAGGTTATAACGATGACACTGATCCTATGGACAATGTATTTATTCAATCTGCTGACTTTGATTTGGGTGATGGTGACTCATTAGCTTTTGTAAAACGCATCTTGCCTGATGTTAAATTTGTTAATGCACAAGGCACTTCACCTGATCCTGCGATAAACATAGTATTAAAGAATCGTGATTTTATGGGTGAAAGCCTAACCACAGACTCTACATCACAAATTAAATCTAATACCAACAAAGCAGATGTAAGGGCAAGAGGTCGTCAATTTGTGCTTAGATTTGAGTCAGATGATGACAATAACGCTGATGATAGAAAAGATTACAAATGGAGGTTGGGTAACACTAGGCTAGATATACAGCCATCAGGTCGTAGAGGGTCATGACGAAATTATTGGTGACAAGGTTGCCTTTGGCTGAAGGCACTGAGATAAAACCTGAACTTTTCAATCGGTTGGTGCGAATATTAGAGATTAATCTCGATAATATTGATCCTGATAGAACTCCTAGTTTTAACGCTACAGAGATTTCTGAATTGCAATTTGCAACAGGTAGTATAATATTTAATACTACAAACTCTATACATCAAGCGTTTGATGGTACTAGGTTCAGAGACTTGTACAGTCATCAAACCTATCCAACAGGATTAGGTGCTACAATGAGTGTAGGAGCAGTAACAGTTACAATAGGTTAATTATGGCTATAAGCGAACAATTAAAACAACAAATCAATAATTTAGCAGGTGGAACGATAGTTGATGATGCAGGCAACATAAGTAGTTTAGAAAGCGTAATGAACATGGTTGGTCCAACCAAAGGAGCTATTTCAGACGAGGAAATGGAAATTCTTAGAAATGCTAGTCCAACTAGCTATATTCAATTAAGCAATGGGCAAGATACACAAGTTGTAAGAGATAACGACCCTAGAATTAATCAACTTATTGAAGCAGGGTATAGTATGGTGCCATCGCCTTCAACTAATATTAATGTTGGTCCAACCAAAGGAGCCATATCAAACAGAGAAATGGAAATGTTAAGAGAAAGCTTGGGTATTAAAAAAGATGATTTTGGTGCTAATGTAACAAAACCTTTAGATGATCTTTTAATTTCTTTGGGTCTTGGCGATCTTGCAGATTTAGACAGAATGTCAGACGAACAAAAATTACAAATGGCATCATCAGCAATGGCTATGAACATGGTTGGTCCAACCAAAGGAGCTATTTCTGAAAGAGAAATGGACTTGTTTAGAGATGCTGTTCCTAGTATGGGAACAATGAGTGATGTTGACGAAACCCAACAAGCCATAGATTCTTTAACACAAGAACTCCAAATGACCACTGATCCTGAAGAAGCTGAAGGCTTGGGTCGTATGATTGCAAAATTATCAGCAGGAATGATAGCACCTATGGGTAGTGTAGCAAAACAACTAACAAAAGCAGGTGGTGGTGAAGACACAGCTTTGGCTCATGTACGACCGGGTGAGATTATATTGCCTCCTGAAATGATGGAAGACCCACAGTTTGAAATGATGGTTGAAGAAAAGTTCAATCAATTTGGTATTAACCCTGAAGAAGCTGTAGTAGGTATGGGTATTGCTAGTCTAAACGAGTCCACAGGACTAGAAGAGTTTGGTTTCTTTAAGAAACTAGGCAAGAAATTAGGCAAGATAGTTAAGAAAGTAGCTCCAATAGCTATGCTAGTGCCCGGTGTTGGTACTGCTTTAGGTGGCGTATTGGGTGGTATTGGTGGCTTGGCTACAAAAATACCCGGTATTGGTGGTGCACTTGGTAGTTTAGGTAGTTCAGCTATGAGCATGGTAGCAAATGCAGGAATACCCGGTTTATCTTCGATAGCAGGTGGTACAGGACTTGGTTTTAAGGGTATTGGAGCAGGCTTAGGATCAATGAAAGGATTGCTAGGCGAGGGTCCTTTAAGTGGATTTCTTGGTGGTGGTGGTCAACAACCAACCATTGATGAAATAGGAGCAAGCAACTCAACAACACAAGTCAGAATTGACAGACTAAGATCAGAAGGCATGTCTGATGCACAGATTATGCAAAACTTACAA